AAATAATTTGACTTATTTATGGAGGTTATATACAAATGTCTATTATTGAAACTTTGACTGAAGGCATTGTCAACCGTGATATGGCTCAGGAAGGTCAAGCTCTCCTCGACAAGTGGTCCGCCACTGGTCTTTTGGAAGGTATTGACTCTACCCACAGCCAACACACGATGGCTCGTCTTCTTGAAAACCAAGCGAAGGAACTCCTTCGTGAGGCAAATTCCATGGAAAATGGAAATATTGAAGGATTTGCTGCTGTAGCATTTCCGATCGTCCGACGTGTATTCGCTGGACTTATTGCGAACGATCTTGTAAGCGTTCAGCCGATGTCATTGCCATCCGGTCTGATCTTCTTCCTTGACTTCACGTTCGATCGTGCCCGAGGAACAGCTTCGGCTGGTGCTTCGATTTACGGTCAGGGCGTTGTCGGGTCGCAGGTCACTGGTGGTGTGGATCTCAGCACTGAAGCGAACTTGGACAAGCAGCCTTATGGCTTCGATAGTTCATACTCTTCTGCTACTGGTTCTGCAACTGTCACTATTGGCAACATTGCCAAGTATGACGATGGCACTTCCTGTACGAGCGCAGTTGTTAACGGCTCTACCACTCTTGCTGTAGCACTTGCTACCTCTGAGGGTGAGCAAGTTAAGAAGCTTCTTGAGCATGATGCCGATGCCCTTTTGGACACCTCAGCTTACTACCGCTTCATCCTTGTTGATGCTGGTGATATCGATGAGATTACCGACAAGTACCATCGCGAGATGGCTTCTCAGATTAATCTGTCGAACCTGTCTGGTGGGCGCGTTGTGCGTCGATTGACCCGACGTGTTAGCCACCAAATTGATGGAACTGCTGTGACTGGCAACGAGAGATCTCTGTTGTTTGTCGTTCGTCACACTAGTGATGCGTCCAGCCTCACCGCAACGACTGCGAATTTCCCAGTTGTTGACCAAATCGGTAACGTTGGAGCTAACTCCAAGGGTGCCTTGGTTGGTGGAAGCGCTTGGCCACTTGAGGGCGAAAGCGACATGGGCGAGATCGATATCAAGGTCGATTCAATTCCGATCACCGCAGCTACCAAGAAGCTGAAAGCGAAGTGGACCCCAGAATTGGGACAAGACCTCAACGCTTATCACAACTTGGACGCAGAGGTGGAATTGACTTCTATCCTGTCTGAGCAAATTGCTCTTGAGATCGATCGTGAGATCCTTCAGGACCTTGTCCGTGGTGCCACTGCTGGTACTTATTACTGGAGTCGTTCTCCCGGTCTCTTTGTGAACAAAGACACTGGTGCTGAACTGGGCGCAACTGCTGCTGCTCCTGACTTCACTGGAACCGTTAGCGAATGGTATGAGACTTTGATCGAGACCATCAACGACGTTTCTGCTCAAATCCACAGAAAGACTCTTCGTGGTGGAGCTAACTTCGTGGTGTGTTCACCTGAAGTTGCTAACATCCTTGAGTTCACCTCTGGGTTCCGTGCAAACGTTACCGCTGACGCTGACAAGGGAACTATCGGTGCTGTTAAGGCTGGCTCTCTGAGCCGCAAGTTCGACGTTATGGTCGATCCTTACTTCCCCCGTGGCGTGCTCCTTGTTGGACGTAAGGGAGCTTCCTTCCTTGAGTCTGGTTATGTATACGCACCTTATGTGCCACTGCAAACCACTCCTACGATCTTCGGACCAGAAGACTTCGTGCCTCGCAAGGGCGTGATGACTCGTTACGGTAAGAAGATGGTCCGTCCTGATATGTACGGACTGGTTATCGTTCGAGGACTCCTTGGAGAATCTGGTTCCTAAGCCATAATAACTTTTGTTATTAAAAGAAGCCTCCTCTCAGAAATGAGAGGGGGTTTTTCTTTGTTTTTTTTCTATTTACTGGTATGAAGTTGATAATGGAAAACTGGCGAAAGTACTTATCTGAGGAAGAGAAAGGCATGAAAACCGCTAAAAACTTTCTTGAAGAACTGACCATGTATGTGGTGATAGAAAAGGACGACGCAGATAATGGTTCCATCTTAATCTATTATGCTGATAATGAAAAAGGTGGGTTTGTTGGATGGAGTTCAGAGATTACTGGAGAAGTAAGAATAGAGCCCGTCCAGTTGAAAGACAAATATCCATGTGATAACGGCTTTATGGTAGCATACTCTGATGCCACCAACAAATGGGGGCCTCTACTGTATGATGTAGCAATGGAATGTGCAACCTTAATGGGCAACGGACTAATGGCGGACAGGACGGAGGTCTCTGATGAGGCTTACGCCGTGTGGGATTATTACTTAAAAAACAGATCAGACGTAATTAAGAGCCAAACAGACAGTGAAGAGGGCGAACTGACCCCAGACAACAAGCAGGACGACTGTCTTCAGAACTCAACATACGATCACCTTGCCAAATCAGACGGTGATTGGGTAGATAATCCATTGTCAAAACTATATACAAAAGAACCCACGACAATCAGATCTCTTGGAGATCGATTGGTAACAATTGGATTTAAGTTACCTTCTTGATAGCTGAGTAATTCAAAGGGGTTTTTACTTTTTATCATACTATTTATTAGTGATCGCACATTAAGTGCAAAAAAGCTTTAAAAAGGAGAATTTTAATTATGGCTAAAGTAGGAAGAGCGGCGAGAAATGCCTCGCTTTTGAGAACAGAAGAGATTTCTGCTGACAAAACAATCGGTGCAGCCGAGACTGGTGAACTGTATTTCATTCAAGGCGGGTCTATTACCTCCGCAATCACCATTACGTTACCAGCAGCAAAAGCAGGAGCATACTTTAAGTTTCTTTGGGTAAGTACGATGGACGGCGCAAGTGCTTCAGTTGCAATCGCATCCGCTAGTGGCGCAAACACCATGAGAGGTGTTATTCAGTCAGTCAAAAACGACACCGGTGCTGACACTGATACCACCTTTGCTACTGACAATGCAGACGAGAGCAATGATACAACAATCACAGTAGACGATGATGTCGATGCTGGCTCTTATATCGAGTGTGTTTCTGATGGTACAAACTGGTACGCAACAGGAGTTGTCGTAGGTAATACCATCGGACGAGTAGCATTCAGCTAAGAGGTAACTAATGGGTCGTAAAGCAAAAAGAGCTAGAGTACTCGCAAGACGAGCTAGGTTGCTGGGCAGTGAAGAAGCCGTTCCGCAGCCTGCTCCTGTTTCTAATGCCGAGATGCAAGAAAAACTGAAAGAAGTTAAAAAAGAAGAAAAAAAGGTAGAAAAACCAGTAGAAAAAGAAGAAGAAGTAGTAGTTAGTAGTGAGCCAACTCCCGTGTTATCTGAGGAAGCAAGTGTAGAACCTAAAACGCCGACAATCAAGGCAAAAAGCGCTCCCAAAAGAAAACCCGCACGGAAATCGAGGGGCTCAACTAAAAAAAGTTGAAGAATAAAAAATTGATCCTCCTTTTCCCCCCTCCTTCGAGGGGGTTTTTAGTTGCCCAACTCTAATTATATAAAAGAAAGGCACCATTATGGCTACTAATTACTCAACTCGATCTGCTTATAATTCGTTTCTTATAAGCACTGTAACAGTTACTGCTGATTACACAGTCAACATAATGCAAACAGGCACTTTGTTTCTAATCGATGCTAGTGCAGCAGGCACTGTGGAAAACCCGTCATTGGATATCTCACTACCTTCACCGTCTCATGCCGGGATGTATTACAAATTTATGTGGTCAACGGTTTCAGCAAGGGAAGTGAATATTCAACTCCAATCTACAGATGATTCATTTTCCGGTTTGATTGTGAGACATACAACCGTTGCTCCTCAATACTTAGATGTCTCAAGTGACGGCACAAAAGATAGGCTAAGATACACACAAAATACACATGCCGGCTCGTGGCTCGAGGCAGTAAGCGATGGAACTAGGTGGGTAGTCTACGGTGATCACTATGGAGGCACTGTGGATGGCGTGGCTTACAACGGAATGGAAATGCTTAATGACTCATAGTGTCCTCAAAACAAAGAATACTTTTATTTTATGAAATTCTATTTATTAAGAAAGAGGACTATTGATGCAAAAACTATTTGAAAATTGGCGTTCGTTTCTAAACGAAAGTCTTAATAATAAAGGTTATCACGTTGCACCAGCGTCAGCAGAAGAAAGCATCAGAGCCACTGGACTAAGAGGTTCGGCTGACTCTGAGGATAAAATGAGGAAGGACCCCGGTGAACGGAGGGTCTACTTCTTTAGCAACCCGTTGCAAGCAAAAATGGCTATGTTTGAAAAGGCTATTGTAGGCAACCCCAATCCTCCATATATTCTGGTCCCTTTCGATCTGAATCTGACAGACCCCGAGACCGGTAAAAAGCTGTTCACACCCATAAAAGACCCAGAGTTAAGCAGTTCTGACATTTATGGACCTAAAGCTTATTACATAGTTGGAGACATTCCTGTCAAAGCGATCCTTCAAGGAGAAATCAAGCACGAAGACGATTTAAAGAATGAAGACGAAGATGAAGATTATTATTACTAATTACTTACGGAGAAACAATGAATGTCTATACCAACAC